GTAATGATGTAAAACGCATCTGTATCAGTTAGGTAGTTGTTCACTCTATAACCTTGAGGAACCATTCCCATAGATACTATTGCGTTAATATCATTGTCAGCTGTTGCAGTTCTACCTTGAGATTTCATCAATCTCTCAGCAGTGAATTGAAGCGCAGAAGGAATAATCATTTTTACTCCTCTGGCAGCAATTCTAAGACCTCTTTCGTCAGTCATTGCAGCAATGTCAATTAAGGCTTGCTCTAATGATGTTTCGTTAAGATCTGCTTGCGTAGATAACGTGTTCTTGTAAGTTCCCGCTATCGTTGGGTGTGCTGTACTAAATAGTGCAACACCATCACCTGAATCAAAGTTATCCGTAGACGGAAGACCTTGAATTAAAGGCTCAACTGCTTTCACTTGTTTAGCATTACTCATAGATCTCGCTAAAGCTTTTGTGTATCTTGAAGCAATTCTATCGTAGAGATTATCTTCGATAGCTTCTTCAGTGATAGCAAATGCTAGAGCTACTGTCTCGTGAGTATATCTTGCTGTGTAAGTTTCTTGTGCATCGTCGTAACTGATTCCCGCACCTTCACCTTTCACTTGCGCGTTAGCAAAACCACTTAACATTACTTCCTCTTCGAAAGCTCTGTCAGATGATTCTGAAGTATAAATCTCAGAGTGCTGATTTTCATACTGTTTGTATTCAAGTCCGAATAGTGCATTCAAACCTGGTTCTAGTTCTTTAACTAGCTGTGCTCTTGATATTGCCATGTTTTATCTCCTATTCCTTCTATGATTGTAGTTCTAACAAGTTAGCTACTACTATTACTGATCTGAAAGCCGCATTTTCATCGTTTTCAGGATCCTCAGCAGATCTTAGTAATCTCCAAGATGCTGCATCAGCACTTGTATCTCCGATATCTAAAGTTCCTGTTGATTTACCAGTTGTAGAGCTACCAGACGAAGTGTTCGTATCAAATGTTTCTAAGTACACTGATTGAGCCGCTGACGCGTCTGTTGCTATTACATATTGTTGTGTTGGGTTATCGTTTACAAACGCTGTTATGTCTTCACTGTTTGCAGGTGTAATTGGTTGATTATAGAAATTTGAAAACGTCGGCTTCAAAGTAGTCGCCGCGTTATAAAAAATTCCGTTTAATACACCAAGTACAGGAGCGTCGGTTGTCATGCCATCCACTATATATCCTGAAGCAGAAGCCACAACGCCGCCGTTGAACAGCGATGTTGCATACGCCGCGTCTATGAAGTATTTGCCTTGTCCCTGAGTCGATGGAGTTGATCCAAGCGTCCCAGAAGCGACAAGTCCAAAACCTTGTGTGTTTCTATTTGCCATAGTTTTATCCTATCTTGTTATTGTTATTGTTAAATCGATGATAGGGATTAACCCGAGAAATTACTAAATAATTAGTTACTTCTTATTACCACCGAAGGTTACACGAGACTGTCTATCAATATTGATAGGCATCCTCTTATCCTGCTCCTTCATAAGATCGTTGTCTATAGCCTCTGTCTTCAATTTATGTTGATTTGTCATATATTGTTGACGTTGCTGCGCAATCTCGATTGGTACCTTCGCAAGTAGAAGGCCACCTACCCCAATCACTCCCTTGTATTTGCCGTCATCGACGACTGGATAATCAGATGCATTTTCAACTTCATCAGCACGAACTAATTCATATCCTTCTCTTATTCGAGACGATACGTTTTTAGTGTCCTGAAAGCCGACGCTTTCTGCTCTTATCCATCTGTACCTGAATCCATCAGGCGCAGGGGGTGCATCTAGAGAAGATGGTGGAACCCACACTTTTGGTCTCTCAGATTTTGACCGTGTTTGGTTCGCACGAGAAGTTTTATCTATTGTTTCATTTGTCATACGCTTATACCTCCTTCGTGAGTTTTAATTGTTTTGCATATTCTTCGAGTGGCACACCTAATTTTTTAGCAATTACTACCTGTGAAGGTGTGAGCTTAACAGTTTTGCGACCAGGTTTAACACTTCTTTGCGCTGAAGCAACCGTCTGAACGGGTTTCATAGTCGATTCTGTATTAGTTTTACCAAATTTATGCGGAAAGTCAACCTTAATTCTTTTATCAACTTCAGCATAATATTCATCAGATTTAGGATCGAATCCTTCTCTTTCAACTAAATCTTTATGAATCTCAAACGCTGTAAATGTCATAGCTCGGTCTTGACCAAACCATGTGTTTCTTGATGCCCAAGCTTCTGCATCAGGATCTGCTTCAGGAAGTTGTGTTGCCGATTGTTGCGGTTGTACAACTTGTGAAGGTGCCATAGGGGCAGGTCTTTCTACCCTTCTACTTTTAGCTTCTTCTATTTTTGCATTTTCAAAAGCTAATGTTGCAATCCTTTTGTTTGCGTCTACTTGTGCTGCTGCGTCACCTGATTCTATGGCTGCAGCTAATTCTTTTTGAGCTGAGTCTAAACCGGTTTTAACATTTGACTCAAACTTTTTCATATAGTCAGAATCAGTTCTTTCAAATCGTTGTTCTAAGATTTGTCTTTTCTCTTCAACTGCTCTAGCATAATCAGTAGCTGCATCCCTTTGCCTTTCAGCTTCACGCATCTTACGCGTAAGTTTTGCAATTCTAGATTGAACGCCTTTACTATAATCTTCTAGTTTTTCGTCATCTTTTTTTGGTTCTTCTGTAGTTGTTCCTTGGTCCGTGGACTCTGCTTCTGTTTCCGTTTCTTTTGATTCGGTTTCTACAACCGACTCATCTTTTTCTTCAGTAACTTCAATCTCGGCTCCTGGACCGGATGTATCAATGTCAACTGTTTTTTTTTCTTCTACTTCTGGCATAGTATTCTCCTTCTATGATTAATATTGATGCAAGATATCTTCTGGATTATCTATTGTTGCTAAAACTTCGTCGTCGTTTAGCAGACGTATTTCTCCACCATCAATTTTAATTCGGGATCCAGCATAACGAGCAAACATCACCCATTCACCTTCCTTGCACCACGGACCTTCAGGATATCTATCTTTATCCCTATAGCACTGTGGGCCCATTTTTAAAACTAATCCGCACTGAGAACCTACTTGTTGTTTTTCTAAAGTTGCTTCAGCTAGATGAACTCCTCCTTTAGTTTTACCATCGTATTTAAAAGGTAATACTAAAAGTCTCCAACCCGTAGGGTTAGGAATCTTAGTTGTGTCTTCTTCTTTTTCTGGTTTTTTTAAACCAACTAATTCTTTATTCGGTAGTTGTATTTTTTTGATTGATGTCGATGACTGTACCATTATTTTGCTCCTTCTCATTTAGCAGGTTAGAGAGTTCCTGACGCACTGATTCTAGTGCCTTAATCTGTCCTATTATATACTTATAATTTTCTATATTGTCAATAGCTCCAGACGTTACTGTTAATGATAAATCTTCTAGTCTTTGACTAAGAAGTCTATTTAATTTTACGATTACTGATTCTAGATTCATTTTTTAAAACTCCTTGTAATGTTTTAGCTTGAGCAGCATGGGTTTTAGATGCTTTCTTTAAACCTTTAACTACTTTTTTTATTTTTATTTTTGCTTTTTTCAATTACAGTTCCACTTTCTAAGAGACTTGTTTATTCTACTATCCGGGTCTCTTGCCGTTTTAGCAGAAGTAAGTTTAGATTTCATGCCTTTCATTCTAGCACAAAAAGATTTACGTCTGTTTGCTGATTTAGACCCTGCTTTAAGTTTAGAGGGTTTAGTTGTTACTGCTGTTTTTAATTTTGATCCAGGGTTTGCTGCTCTGTAAGAAGCAACACCTTTTTTGTTTAATCCACCTGAAGCAGATTTACCTTCTTTTCTTTGCCATGCAGCAGAAGCCATTATGCTTTTTTAGTTGGTTTTTTATTTTTATTTTTTTTACTGTTCGGAAAACCTTTTTTTGATTCTGCGTAAACTTTAGGAGAAATAGTGCTATTTTTTTTTGAATTCATTTTTTCTCCTCTTTTCTTTTTATCTCTTACATTTTCCCATAGACTCATTATGCTTTTCCTCCTTTTTTGAATGCTCTGCCTTTTTTGAATTCTCTGCCTTTAGGTTTATTTTTAGGGCTATTTTCAAGACGTCCTGGTTTAGTTGTTACACCTCTAAGTTTATCTTTTTGTTTTTCTTTTACAATAGATTCTTTTCTTGTTAGTTTTTTTTCAGTCATAGTTATTTCTCCTTTTTGTTGTTAATGAATTCTTCCACACTCGGAACACATATGAGCTACATGTAAAGTATCACCTTTACATAAACAACGTTTCCCGAATATTTTATCAATAATCTTTTTAAAAAAATTTTTAATCATTAGGATTATAAACAACGCCTCTGTCTTGTGATGCCATAAAGTAATCACTAGTTAAAGTATTTGCTGCTGCTATAGTTGCAATTATATCCCAAGTCATTCCCATTCTTTGGGCTGCTATACCTGCTGCTGGGAGAGCATCATAAGTAACTGCTGTTCCTGATTGAGTTCCTGCTGTAAATTGAGAGCTAGGTGTTCCTCCAGTTCTAGAAAGAGTACGACAAGTAGCATAAAGCTGTCTGTTAATATAAAAATTAACAGAACTTGTTTTAGTATTATTATTACTTACTGCTGCTGGATTGTTAGTTAATTCAAATCCTAAAGTAACAAAAGTATTTGCTGCCATAGTGCCTAAAGCAACTAAGTTTGCGTCAGTAGGAGTAAGTTGTATTTCAGCACCATTAGGTGCTTTAACACAAACTGTTAATTGAAGTGCTCCTGCTAAACTTTTAAAACCAATTAAACTTGTAACTGCTGCACCAAAAGTACTACCTCTTGTTGCACCTTCTTCAGCCATTCCCCAAAA